TCTGGTCGAGCGCTACGGGCCCAACCCGACCCACCAGTTTCAGGTGCAGGCTGACATTGCCGAGATTCAAGATGGCGGCATACGGAACTCGTTTGGAAGTTCTCCCCAGGTATATTTCGACCTGATAATGGGAACGGCCGGTAATGCGCAGAATGCCAATCTGGCGCGCGTCGCGGCCGACGTTCGCAATCTGAACGTCGCGTCCAAGCTGGGCCGAGCCGTCTGGGCGTCCATTTCAGACATCCCGACCTACCTGGTGACGGCGGGCTACAACAAGCTTCCCTACTGGCAGGCGCTCAAGAACATCGGCGGCCAGTTCAGCGGTGAGACGCGCGAATTCCTGAGCGCGCATGGGCTGATCGCCGAATCGCTGGTTTCCGACTTGAACCGGTTTTCGGGCGACCACATCCGAAACAACTGGTCCGGCAAGGTCGCGAACAGCGTTATGAAGCTTTCCTTCATGAACGCCTGGACCGACAGCATGCGCCGCGCCTTCCAGATGACCATGATGGGCGGCCTGGGCAAGATGGCCGGAAAGGACTGGGGTGCGCTGACGGAATGGGACCGCACGCACCTGGCGCGCAAGGGGATCACTGGAGATGATTGGGCGGTGATAAGCCGCGTGCAGCCGACCGAGTACCGCGGGCAGCAATACCTGACGCCAGAGGCGATCATGGCCACGGGCGTGGACAATGCACCGCAACTGGTGTCAAAGGTGCTGGGCCTGATCCGGGACGAGTCGGAATATGCGGTGATAAATCCTGATCTTGCGACTCGTGGCGCACAGACCTGGGGGGGGCTGCAGGCTGGCACCAAGCGCGGTGAGCTTGCGCGGTCCGTCATGCAGTTCAAGAGTTTTCCTCTCGCTATGATTTCGCGGCACTGGCGCCGAATGATCGACACGCCTCGTGGGGTGGACGGCGCGCCGGCGGCGGCCAACCGCTTGGCTTATACCGGCGCAATGCTGGTGGGCACCACCATTGCTGGCGGCATCGCGTTCCAGATTAAGGAAATGCTGTCGGGGCGCGACCCACTGGCAATCAACAGCGGAAGATTCTGGACCGAAGCCTTTTTACAGGGAGGCGGGGCGTCGATCCTCGGTGATCTGCTATTCCAGGATCCGCGCGAGGATCCCGGAGGGTTTGCAGGGATGGCGGGTAGCACTGCGCTGGGCCCGACGGCGGGCACCCTGTTCGACGTCGTGGGCCTGGGCGTGGAGAACGCCTGGCGCGCGGCCAGCGGCGACGACTTGAACCTGGGCGCCGGCGCGGCGCGGACTGTGCGCGGGACGCTGCCGTACCAGAATCTCTGGTGGCTGTCCGGCGCCATCGATCACACCTTCTTCCACGCCTTGCAAGAAAACCTCAGCCCGGGATACTTGAGCCGAGTGGAACGCCGCGCCGCGCGGCAGCATGACCAGGATTACTGGTGGCAACTGGGGCCTGGACTGCCGGAGCGTGGGCCCGATCTTTCCCGCCTGTGGAGTCGATGATGAGGCAAGACCAATTCGAGCGCCTGATTGCGCTGCAGGAAAAGCTGGTGGACGTGCTGCTGCAGGAAATGGACCCGGAACTGTGGCCGGGCTCCGGCCTCGCGCCTGGCGCCATGGACCAGCAGACGCGTGGGGATCGGTACTGGTGCAAGAAGAACGTAGCCGCGACGCAATCGGTCCTCACGCGCAACGCCAGCCTGATCGGCCTGGTCCAGCGCCAGACGGCGGGCGACGGCGGCGGCGTCGAGGTGACGCCGGACGCGCCGGGCGCGGATGAAGGCGGCCTGGACGCGGAAATCCGCAAGGCCGAGAAAGAGGCCGAACGCGTGCTGGCACAAGCCAGGAAGGCGGCCGGCGCGGCCCGATGAAAAAGAAGATTTCCTTCCTGGCCTTCTTCCTGATGTGGGCGAAGGTCCAGGGCTGGACTGTGCCGGACCTGCACGTCCGGATCTGCGACTGGCTGGAGCATTGCCGCGACCCCATGCGCGTGCTGCAGGTGTTCCGCGGCGCGGCGAAGTCGACCCTGTACGCCGTATATAAGGCCTGGCAGCTATACTGCGATGGCACCTGGGTATCCCTGATCTGGGCGGCCGACGGGCCGCTGGCCAAGAAGCTGACCCGGGACACTATCAACGTGCTGCGCAGGCACCCGCTGTGCGGCGGCATGCTGCCCACCAAGCCCGGTTCGCAGATGTTCTGGGTGTCGGGCGCCATCGATCCGCGCAACGCCAGCATGACCGCGGTGGGTGTGAACCAGAACGTCACCAGCGCCCGGGCCCGGGACATCGACTATGACGACGTCGAGGTCCCGAAGAACATCCGGACGGCCGAGGCGCGGGAGAACCTGCGCGCCAAGATCCAGGAGGCGACCTTCATCCTGGTGCCCGGCGGCCAGGAAACCTACATCGGCACGCCGCACACGCACGACTCCATCTACCCGGAAATGATTGCCGCCGGCGCGGCGTCGCTGACCATTCCCCTGTTCGAAGACTCCATCCGCTACGAAGATACGGACAGGGCCACGTCCTACCGCGTGCCGTTCAAGCCGGGGCCAGACGGGTTGTACATCATGGTGGGCGTCCATAAGCACGCGCGGTTGCTGGTCGAAGGGAAGGACTATCGGTTCGAGAGCGGCTGCATCATCTTCGCCGCGCCGCCGCGCGCGGTGCTGGACATCTACGGGCGCTGCGCCTGGCCAGAACGATTTACCCGGCCGGAAATCGAACTGCGCCGCCAGAAGACCCGGACCCTGAACTACTGGGATTCCCAGTACCAGTTGCAGGCCAAACCCATCAAGGAGTCGCGCTTGGATCCCGAACTCATCCGCCCCTACGACGTGCACCCGCGCGTCGAGCGCGCGAACAAGGGTGTGCGCATGATGCTGGGCAATGTCCAGATCGTCAGCGCCCGCGCCTATTGGGACTGCTCGCTCGGGAAGGTGACCAGCGACGCGTCGGCCTTTTCCCTCATGCTGGACGACGCCGCTGGGAACGTGTACTGGCATGTCTGCGATGGACTGGTTGGCGACTTCGCCGAGTTCAGCGACAGCCGCAACGCCAGGATCGAGGGCGGCCAGGTCATGCAGGCCTGCGCGCTGATCGAGCGTTTCAACATTCCGAACGTCTATGTCGAGACGAACGGGAACGGCGCTTTCGTCCCGCAGCTCCTGCAGCAGGCACTGAAACAGCAGGGTCTGCACTGTGGCGTGAAGGCTGTGCAGGTCACCGGGCCGAAGAATCCACGCATTCTGGACGGCCTGGAACCTCCCATGAAATCCGGCGTCATGTGGGCGCACGTCGACGTGCTGAACGGCCCGATGTGGGACCAGATGAAGGACTGGGATCCCTCGATCATCAACCAGCCCGACGACTACCTGGATAGCGGTGCCGGCGCGGTGTTGCAGGCGCCGGTGCGGATTGGCCGCATGGTCAGGGAAAAAGCCGAGATTTCGGCCGTGGGTGGGCGGGAAGATTGGCGCCCAACAGGGGGTGTGCACGAGGTCACCCTCGAAACCTAGCCGCCGGCAGGGCCGGCGCGTGCGCCGGAGTCCCTGCCGTGACTGTCCCCGAAAATTCGAACATCCGGACCGAAGCCGTAGGCAACGGCATCACGGTCGTTTTCCCCTTCGACTTTCTGTGCCTGGAGGCCCGGGATCTTCAGGTTTCCGTCTCGGGCACGGTTCTCCCGCCATCGCAATACAGTGTCAGCGGCCTGGGCCAGTTGCAGGGCGGATCCGTCACCTTCGCTTCCCCGCCAGCCGCTGGGGCGCCGATCCTGATGGAATTGGCAGTTGTCGCGGCACGCGCCATTGACTACCAGGACTACGGCGACCTGTTCGCCGGTACGGTGAACTTCGATTTCGACCGCCTGTGGCTGGCGATCAAGAGCGCCTTCGGCTGGATTCGGCGCGCCCTGGTGCTGGGCCCGTACGACGTGGACGGCCATGGCAGCTACCGCGCCAACAACAACCGCATCCAAGACCTGGCCGACCCTGCGGCGGACCAAGACGCCGTCAACCGGCGCTCCATGTTCGCGTTCGTCACGGACTATGTGGACAAGGCTATTGCCGGCGTCGTCGGCGGCTTCGGCTGGTTTCTGCAAGCTGGCATTGGCGCGATCTTCCGCACGTTCCAGGACAAGATGCGGGACTTCGTCAACGTGAAGGATTTCGGCGCGGCTTTGGACGGCGTAACAGATGACACGCAGGCGCTGTCTAAGGCGCTGGCCACAGGAAAGAAGGTCCGTTTCGCCGGACGCTTGAATGTGACGGATACTCCAAGCTTCGCCGTGGACGGGCAGGTTCTTTGCGGCGATGGGAAGGATGGCCAATCGGTCATCGTAAACACCACGAACGATAAGCCGCTGTTCGCCTTTTCGAAGGGGACGGGCGAGGTCTACCGGCGTCGCTGCGGCATTGAGGGCGTGTCGTTCGAAGGGAACGAGCTGACCACGGAAGGCGTGGCACTGAGGGGTCCGCTGGACGACGGTCTGGTCGGCGACGCGGACAAATCCTGCTGGATGCGTGAGGTTCGAATCAGTGGGGTGGGCGCCGGGCATGGCCTGCGCGTGTCGTCCTGGTCCAACGTCTTCAATGCAGTCGAGATCTGGGAATGCTATGCAGGCCTGAAGTGCGGGTCGGAGTTCAATGCCAACGCCTTCCATGGCCTGTACATCAACCGATGCACCAAAGAGGCGATTGTCTCGCCTGATGCTCCTGGGGTGCCTGCGTCCAATACCTTCATCAACACGGTGGCGCAGTACTGCGGCGGCGACAACGCGACCATCGACCTGCAAGAAGCCTATTCCTTCAACTTCTTCGGGCTGTACCTCGAAGGCAACACGGCGCCCGCGAACGTGCTGTTGTCGGGGAAGGCCCACGGCTGCACGCTGACCGGCGTCATGCATAACCTGGTCACCGGCACTCCCGGAATTCAGGTGATCCGCACCGAAGGCAAGAGTAACACGATTCGGGGCGCGATCAACCTGGGTGGCACGATCGACAGCCTGGTGAGGGTCGAGGGCGCGCTACCGACCACAGTGGTGTCGGGCTTGCATATGTCGGCGGGCACCGCCACGAACGGCGAGCTGTATGACATTTCCACGCGCAAGGCGACGGTTCGTCTGGATGGGCTGGGCGAGCGTCTGGGGCCGACCGTCTTCCGCACGCTGATCGGCGAGAACCCGATTGAGCTGCGCCGTAGCGACACGGACGCCGTCGTCGGCTTCTGGGATGGCACCGGGAAGATGTTCTTCGGGCCTGACGCGACGGTGCCTGCGTTGTCGCGCTCCGGCGGCACCCTGTCCATGACCTACGGCGCGGGCACTGGCACCTTCCGCGCACCACAACTCGGGCTTGGCGCGACGGGCGGTCCTATCTGGCTTTCAGGAGCCACAAGCCCGGAAGGCGCAAATACCGCGTCTCCTGGCAGCCTCTACTCGCGCACATCTGGCGGGGCAAACACGACGCTGTACGTCAAAGAAATCGGAACGGGCAATACGGGATGGGTCGCAAAATGAAAGTCATCAGACTGAACGGCATCGTCATCAATATCGGCGACTGGGATTACGGCCTGGTCGAGGTCGACCACGGACTGACCGACATAACAAATCCACTCCCCGAAGGCGCAGTGGAATCCGACGAAGAGGTTGTGACGGGCTGGGATGGCGGCCTGTACCTGCACGATGATCCGCGGCGGCTGGGACCGGCATGAGCGACCAATATCTGACCGACGCGTTTACCGACGGGAGTCACCATGCCCCAAAGGATCATAAAAATGAAGTTCAGTGATTCGGCCGTTGACGCCCTTGGGATCGCACTGTCCTCGCGCGCCACGCCCGTGGCCGGTGCCGCCAGCCTGGTGGCATCGATGGCAGATTGGAATTGGACGGCGATCATTGCCGGCGTGGCCACAGTCGTGGGTCTGGCCGCAAACCTGTATTTTCAGGTTCGTCGTGACCGCCGGGAAAGTGCCGAGAGCCGGGAGCGGGTTGCCGCGCTGCGCGAACGGTGTGGTCTATGAGCTTGCGCCAACGGCTTGCGGTGGGCCTACTGTCGCTGAGTGCAGTCGGCTTTGCTGCCTGGCAGGCGTCGGAGGGCTTTACGCCTACGCCTGTCATTCCAACCAGGGGCGACGTGCCGACGATAGGCCACGGCAGCACGCGCTACGAGGACGGCACGCCGGTGCGCATGACCGATCCGCCCATCACCCGGCAGCGGGCGGCAGAACTGGCGCGCAACCTGGGCAGCGACCAGCACCGATGCTTGGTGCGCACGCTGCCGGGCGTGAAGTTGAGCCAAGCCGAGTACGACGAATATCACGATTTCGTCGGGCAATACGGTTGCGGCAACTGGCAGAAGCCGAAATCGCCACGCACTTGGTTGCTTCGTGGCGACTACCGGCAGGCATGTGACGCACTGCTGAACTGGCGATTTGTCGACGGGTTCGATTGCTCGACGCCGGGGAACAGGATCTGCCGCGGCGTCTGGACGCGCCAGCTTGAGAGGCATGCCAAGTGTATGGCGGCGCAATGATCGCCGGTTGGAAGGGCTATGTCGTTGCCGCCGTGATTGGTGCAGCGCTGCTAGCCGCGGCGGTGCTGGAACGCCAGTGGTACGGGGCGCGCCAGTTCCTCGCCGGTGGTGACGCCCGGCAGGTCGAGATCGAAAAGCGCCAGGCCGCCATCGAGCGAGCTTGGCAGGAGGAAAGAGACCGTGCTGATGCCAAACACCGCAGCGCCGTCCTTGCGCGGCAGAAAACTGAATCGAAGTTGGCCCAGGTTGAGCGCGATCGTGATGCCGCTTTTGTCCGTATTGACGGGCTGCGCAAGCAACTTGCCGCCCGGGGCACCGAGGCATCCTACGCCGGCCGCAGACCTGATGGCGCCAGCCCCGACTGGTTCGGCTTATTTGGAGAGTGTCTCGCCCGCGCTGAAAGCCTTGGACGACGACTTGGCGAGGTGGGAAAAGACGCTGCAGGATGGGCTGACCAGGTGAACGGCTTGCAAGGCTACATTCGCGGGCTGGGCGTCGCGCCCTAGGCTTTCGTCACTTTCAAATACCTGGCGACGACGGCCGGCTCGTCATCCAGAAGGATCTTCATGCGGTGGATGGCCACGAAGTGGCTGCCGACTTCTTCGTTCCAGCCGCGGTCGATGATTTCCACGAGATCGCGTGCCTGCTGTACCACTCCGTGAAGCCTGCTGATTTCGGACAGCAGTTCGCGCTCTATGCTCACCGGGAGCGAGATCTTCCAAAGGGCGATTAGGCGATCCAGAGGGATCGGTGGGGTTCGGGCGGGCTTTCCCATGGCGCAACCTGCGTGGAAATATACTGTGCGGATGAACAGTATATTCCTCCAGGAATCGGGGCCAGCTTTAGGCACACAGCTCAGCCGAAAAGCTGATACTGGCGACGCCAAGTTTACGCCAAACTGGCGAAGTGCCGCGCCAATCCTAGATTTCGCTGTCCCCTCCTTCGCACCAACTTATTCAAGGCCCTTGGTTTCGTTGTAATTTCTTTTGGAATCAATGATTTATCCAGGGGCGTTCTGGTTATCCCGGCTGGCCACCCCGGACTGGCCGCCCCGGCCGCTAGGCGGGGCCGGTGAGTTGCGAGTGGTTTGAATACCCCGGCGGAACCCACCGCGCGGTCTTCAAACCCCCCGCGCCATCCTTCCTTTCCGCCCCGGCCTGTCCCGGCTCATCTCCTTCCCCTTCTATGCATCGCTTCGGCCCCGCGCCTTCGCCGGCCGCCTCGCGCCTGTCCCGGCCAGCCGCCCGCTAGGGTATACGCCAGTGCGAAGATCGCAAGTTTTGATATATCTTCGCGCTCTTCGGTGGATGCTTGCCCATAAACAGCACCATAAGGAGGGCCTTCCATGGCGCTCGAGCATGCTGCATTTCTGGCTGTCATCGATCTGCGGACCCCGCGATGCGCGCCCGGGAAAGCCGCCAGCGCCAGCCTGAGCTTCCCATCC